TAGTTACATTTTGATATAAATTAAATATATCATCATTACTATAATCATTCATTTTTAATAAAATAGATGTTTTTATTTGTGAATTATTATATGATCCCGATGTAGTTACCTTTTCTGGAAATAAAGCAAATGAATATGAATATATTCCAGTTCTTGGTACATTCGTATGGTGATAATGTGGTTGAACGTTATTATAATATTCGGCATTATGTTCTGCGCGAACTGTACTCGTCCAATTTATAACAGCACTTGATAATATGCCCATATTCTCTAAATAATAAGGCGAAGCTGTATAGTTTAAATAATTATTATATTTACTAATCATATCATTTCTACGCATGAACCATACTATCTCCTTAATATGATTATTAGCATTATTAATATCGCATGTTGTCGTAGCTTCTGTTATAGTATCAATATTTTTTTCAGTAAATTTAACAGTATCTATAACATAATCATAACTATTTGTTTCTAATAACATTCTGCTGCGTTCAATAGTATCCAAAAATACATATGTTAAATGGAGTTCATTCTTAACATCGTGGTTTTTCGTTTTAGTAAAAGTGTCTATTGAAATATTCGTATTATGTAATGTGTTATAAAAACTACTACTTACATATGTATTTAACTTATTACTCCATATTTTATATAACCCTTCAACTCCTCTATCATTTGTGTATACGTCAAGTGTAATCTCGTTATTTGCCAATTTTAATAACGGCAATGCTAATGATGGATTACGCGTAAACCAAAAATTTAATGGTATTTGTATCTCTCTCTCTTTTATACTTGGATTTTTGCTTGTAATAGTACTTATCGGATAATTGATGTTATACAATTTATTATTTATTAATGTATATTTTGCTTGAAAACTAAATGGAGCTATATATTCATTTACATTTCCTATTAATTTATTATATTCTATACCATCTTTATTCGTTAATTCATTCCATATATTCATCCAATCACTATATAATGTTTCAATAGTTTTACCATCTATTAACAACTCTACCCTTTTTATATAATTAAATCCTAAATTTTCTACCCATCTAAATTTTAATTCATTATTAGAATATATATCAGGGATTCTAAATGATAAATACATATTTGACAATAAATCTCCGTGCCTCTCAATTTTATATGTCATTTTAACACTTTTATAAAATCCTCCATTCGCATTATTTAAAGGGGCATTAACCCTCTTTTCTATAGAAAAATTAGTATGTTTTCTATAAACATATTTATAATAATTAATACATGGATTAATAGTTATATATTCATCCATTTGTCCGTTCAATACCAATTGCATTAAACCACCCCCCATTATTATCTTATAATATCAATACTTTATTATTATCTTATATTATTATATTACATATATCTAATATTTAGCTCACAAAACTATATATATATTTTTTTAAACTTTCATAGCTTCTATCTCCTTGATATTCCGATATCTTATTATCATTTTTATCAGTAGCTATTATACAAGGAAAACCATCAATATTATACCTGTTTATATCTTCCTTTTTATCGGCAATATTTATTTTTTTAAATTCAACATTACTTACATTACCTATATCATTATCTAATTTTTCCCATACACCCGAATTACTGAATTGATCACAATATCCGCAACCTTTCATATAGTAATATACCACCTTTTTTTTATCATTGGTATTTTCACTCGCCATGACAGTTTCATTAATAAAATTTTCACATAATTTCTTATTATTGATAAATAATACTATTAGTATTAATATAAATATCGCAAACAATAAATATATCACTAAATTATTGCTTTTAACCTTAGTTTTACTAAATTTTTTTACCATCCTAAATATTTACTACATTATTTTTACAACAAGGAGTAAATAATATATAATTATAAAAATATGAGTTAACATTATTTTTAATAAAACTATTATATTTTGTATCCTTTACCATTAAAATCCTATAATCTAATTTGGAATAATCACATACTTCTTCCCCATCTTTCACAACATATACGCTATTATTGTTATCTCTTAAAATTTCTATATATGTATTTAAATTTTTATTATAAACTAATATCATTCTGTAAATTAATTCAGTTTGATATAATTCATCAATATCGCTAACGAATTCATTTATTTTACTCAATTCTCTTATTGATATCGTCATTCGTATTTTAATATATATATTATCGCCTTATGTAAATTTAATTATATAAGATTATTTATATAATTAATAATTATAATGAATGATAATATTATTAAAATTGAACTTTCATATTTTTTAGATAAATATAAAAATGTTGAAAGTATTCCTGAAAATATTAAGAATAAGGTTAATGAATTAGAAAAAAATTACAATTGTTTCAATTCATTATATGATCCCAAAATGATATGGGTTAAAAAACATTTTGTTAAAAAAGAAAAAAATTTACAACAACGAAACAAAGTTCACGTTATTATACCCGACTTTGAGCATAGTTCAGTATTAAAAAGAAAACTATTAGGATTGTTAAATAAATTAACTATCGTTAATAAAAATAATATTTATAATAAAATCACTCAAATCATTGCCACCGAAGACAATGATAAGACTTTTGATATAATATGGGATTATATATTATTAAACGATAATATATTATATTCTAATATATTATCATTTTATGATAATACATTTATACAAAATAAAATAAATACTAAATGGAATAACTATATTCAAAATAAAGAATGGAAACCACCGGCATATATATATGATAATAATATATTATATTTAAAAGATGACTATGATATATATTGCGAATATATTAAATGGAAAAAAAATATTATGAATATAACAACTATATGGCTGAGATTTAAATTAGATAGTATAGATTTTTTATTAAACGATATTTATAATTATATAATTGAAATTATAAAAGAAAACATAGTTTATAAACATATTTTAGACATATTTTTAGAGCAGGTGTTTTTAATATTAAGTACCCATAAAAATATTAATATTATTAATAATATTAAAAATATTGATATTAATAATTTTAATAATTCTACTAAATTTATTATTTATAATATTTTGGATTTAGAAAATAAATAATTTCTATATTATAATATAGAGTAAGAAACGCAAAATATAATATGAAGGAGTCGGATAATAATTTGTCTTTCTATACAAGTTTAATTATACAAATGATATTTGTTATATTACTTATAATTATATATTCGTATTTATACAAGCTTGAAAATATCGGGTGTGAATGTTCCGAACATCCCAACAAAGATTTCATCAAAAACTTCACTATAATAGCTTTAGTCTATTTCTTTATAACTGCCTTTATTTCGCTAAAAGGTGTCGCCAAGAGCATGGGTAACGTATTTGTACAATTAGTATCAATCGCTACATTTATATTCTTCTTATTATTCGTCGTATATATTTATTATGCTTTTGAATATGTAAGATATTTAACCAATGAAAAATGCAAATGTTCGGAGGATATGTCTAGAGATGTTATTGGTATAGGAACTATGATATCTTTATTCTTATTCCTAACCTTATTATTCACTATAATAATCATCCCTATATTACTTAGCACATTAAGCTCCCTTTTAGAAAGATTAGAGGTTTTTGAAGATGAAGTAGAAAATACTATACGCAATCCTTTAAGAACCATTAAATCTACCCCTAACAGAATCGCTAATTCCGTTAATGACGTTGGTAGATTTGTTAAAAAGAACGCTACTAAAATAAGCAATTTTAGAAAATACAAAAAGAACTAATTTATAATTGATATTTTTTTTATATATTTAATGTACGTGTATTATCATTATTTACCTTGTTTCGTTTTGCGTTAGTCTTTTTTAATATATGTATATCAGCAGTATCTTCAATTATTGAAGTTATTTCTTCATCACTTACAGATAATGTTTCTATACGATTATCAAAATCATCTTCTACTGATATTTTACTATGAACATTTTTAATAATATTATCTATATCATCGGTGGTATTATTATATGTTTGATTATTTGATATTGGTGGTTTTTGATAACTTTGCGGCTGTCTTGATGTCATATCGCTCGTAAGTGACCCAAATAAATTATTGACCATTCCAAATATTCCCATGCTGTCGCTCATTCCGCTCATTCCGCTCATTCCGCTCATTCCGCTCATTCCTGTATTTTTTTGCGCTACATTTTCATATTGACTGGTATTTGTTACATTTTGTGGTATAGTATTCCCCATCATATATTGTTTTGCCGCGGCATTTTGAAATTGTTTCATTAATTCTGGATCCGATTTTAATACATTCTCAATATCGGGCAAAGGTTGGTCTTTAAACATTCTACTTGTTAAATGAAACATAAACGCGCTACCTGATAGTGATATAAACAATCTTAATTCAGGTGCCATCTTTTTACCCGTTGATTTATATTTATAATGTAATTCTTCAAAAATATCATCATAATCATTAATATTCTCATTAACTTGCTCAGACCATCCGTCTAATTTAATAGAAAATGGATCATATCGCGTATTCATATATTCAGACCCTGATACAAACGCCATTAACATTTTTTGCTGAAATCTAATACTTCCATCAAGCTCTTTCTCTTTTAAAATTCTACTATATTCTGATTTCATTTCTTCTAAATCAGAATTCATGTTAAATTTAAAAGGTATTTTATAACCCTTTGATTCCAATCTATCCAATTGATAAATAATTTCTCTCTTTTCATTTAATTCATTTTTAATTATATCTTTAGGACTCATATATTTTTTTTTAATTATTCTACTATGGCCACTACTGCCTCTGCTGTGACCGCTCACATCGCTTCCGCCGCTCTCATCGCTTCCGCCGCTTCCACCACTCTCATCACTTCCGCCGCTTCCGCCGCTCTCATCACTTCCGCCGCTTCCGCCGCTTCCGCCACTTGCGTCACTTGCGTCACTTACGTCGCTTCCTGCTACACTAACATTATCATTTATAAAAGAATGTTTTTTATTAGAATTAATTTTATTATAACCAGTATCGCTTCCACTCGTTGAACCATCTATGTCTCTATCGCGATTTAATTTATTTTTATAAATATTTTTAATATTATTCATATATTTGGCTTTTTCATATTTACTATTTGAAACCGAACTTTTTTTTGATGATCGCGAAGATCGCGACGACATTGATATAACATCATCACTTATCTTCTTTTTATTAAATAAATTATCATCTATAAATGTATTTTTAGGTATATTAAAATTAAAAGAATTTTTGAAACTTTCTTTGTTCAATTCTATTAAATCTTCATTTTTATTATTTAAATTAGATATTAATGACATATTATATATTTATTGATAATCAAATGTTTATATATTTACAATAATTTATATAATAAATATAATACGCGCATATTATTTTCTTGCTATAAATTCTATCCATTTCTTAAAAAAAACACTTCCTGTTTTATAAATATATTCAGGATGAAATTGAATTCCAAGTATTCTTTTTTTCTCATTATATGCCATAACTATCTTTTCATTTAGTTTCTTTATAATTTTATACTTATTATTTATATTTATTACATAATCTTGATGATAATAAACATAATCCAATTTTTTAACTTTAAATGGATATTTTATTTCAACTTTTTTAATATATGTTTTCATACCATTTTTAAAACTATTTATATTAGACCTCTTACCATTTTTAATAGCCAAACATTGTAAACCATAACATATCGCAAGTATTGGTATATTGTATTTAAATATTATACTAGGAACTTTCGGCGACCCTTTTTTTAATACGAAAAAATCAGAACCACTTACTATAATCCCTGATATTTTTTTATTTTCTAGTATTTTTTTAATACCACATTTGTCATGATATCGTTTAATATATAATTTGGCATTTTTACCTATCGCTTTTTTATATAGCAAATGTTGTTTTTTCCAATTCCAATTATTACTATACATAGAAATCAAAAGAATATTCATTTTAATATAAGCAATTATAATTTTCTAATGATTCTCCTTTAATATTTGTTCTAATATAAGATACCGCCTGTAAACACGAATCGCTTAGGTCGTCTTTTTTTTTATTTTTACTAAATATATCTAATAATACCTTTAAAATAAACCCTCTGCCTGATCTTGCTCAAATTTCTCCTGTATTTGGAATAATTGCTTCTGATTTTGATCAGGATGGTAATCTGGATATTATTACGGGAGGAAATTTATTTGGAACGCGGGTGAAATTGGGTCGCTTAGATGCATCCAAAGGAGAGTTTTTTAAAGGTAATGGAAACGGTTTATTCCAATCAATTCAAT